TTTGCTTTTCCAGCGGTCTGGTAAAAACAAGACCGCAAACATGGCCAAGCGACAATGATAAAATGGTAAGCTATTGGACCAAGGAATGTGGTAGGCAAAATACCAAAGATACAAGCAAATTAACTGGAAGGCATCCTACCTTAATGACCCTGACAAAACAGGCGTAGCTAAATATGCAAAAAAAGGCTCGCTTGTAGCCTCAATTTATGCACGTGACCAACCGACGATGTTGAATCGTTTCCGCCCTAATCCAAACACCCTGCCTCCGAAGACAACGAGCGGAGTTCGTGTAAAGGTGAAGCCGACATCCACGAAGGTTATGAAACATGCTTTTGTTCACAAATTCGGAAAATCTGGTAATATCGGGGTTCTTACTCGAACCAAAGGCGGTGGTACAACACCTCCGAGCGGCATTACTCACGGAGGAGGTCGATATATTCAATCAATGAGGGCATGGTTGCTCTACGCCCCGTCGGTAGACCAAGTGATGTGGGATACAGCCAAACGCAATCAGGACAGAATTGCTAGGTATCTTGAGGTTGAATTTTTACGACAATTCAATAGATTGGAAAAATAATGAAAGAACATATTCGTTTAACTGCTCTGAAGAAGCTGTGTACTTTGCTTGAACAGGAAACAGGAGTTCGTGTATATCGTGGTCGTCAGGTAATCGGTGCGGATGTAACGCTCCCATGTATTGTCATCAACGAGACAATTCGGGCTGGCATTAGCAACACTGGTGCTGATGAAGGTAAAACAGTTCGTAATGACCGCGTAGATTTCCTGCTATCAGGTTATGTCGACGTTCAAAACGTGGAACACCCCATTGACGTAGCCTATGAGCAGATTGCTAAAATCGAACAAGCATTCAACAAAATTCATGCAATTGATGGCGGACGAATGGGGGGTGCTAAATACAAAGAATGGTACAATCTCGGTGGTTTGGTGAGCAACTTTAAATACGATTCTCCTGTTTGCCATAACCCTCCTGATGAGGTACAATCGAAATCGTATTTTTATATTTACTTTTCATTCAGCGTCGCGTATGACAATGCGAATCCGTATGCTGAACTTGATTAATTAACCGAAGAAAGGATAGCAACATGGCTATTACACGCGGCGCGACCAAAGCCCTTGTGCTTGCAAACGGTCGAATCGAATTCAACCAGTTCCCTATTGTTAACGGCGTGGAACGTAATGTTGACGCCAAGGGTTTCCGCTACTTGGGTTCATCCAAAGAACTCAACCTGACGCAAGAAAACGAAACCTTGGAACATAAAAGCTCCGAATGCGGTTTTAACACCACCGATGAAGAAATCATCATCTCTTCCAAATTGACTGGCAGCTTCACCCTTGACAACATCAACACCGAAAACTTGGCGATGTTCTTCGCGGGTGAAGTCAACAATCAGACCCAAGTTGCTGCAACTGGTAAAAAAGATGTGTTGAAAGTGTATCCGTCTTTGGGTTATCGCTTGGGTACAAGTAAAGAAAACCCTAACGGTGTGTTCGCAGCAACCATTATCAAAATTGAAGCGTACGCCGATGAAGCAAAAGCCAAAGCGGGTACTCCTGTTGAGTCAACATTGGTTGAAGGCGTGGACTTCGAATACACTCCTGAAACTGGCTTCCTGATGATTGGTGATGCTGATAGCACTACAAAAATCAAATCCGCGGGTACTTGGGTCGTTGTCACCTATGACCTGAAAAAGGCTGCCCGCGAAGTAATCATCTCCAAAGGCCAATCCATCGTTGGTGAATTCCTGTTCCGTGGCTGTAACGCTAAAGGCGAAAACCGTCAATATTGGATGCCGAAAGTGCGTTTGTCTCCCAACGGCGATTTTGCGTTAAAGGGGGGCGAGGAGTGGTCTCAGATGGCGTTCAACATTACCGCGCTGGAATCTGAAGGTGCGTCGATGCTGTACATTAACGGTCAACCTACCTCCTTGGTATAACCAACTAAGTACTAATGTTGCATGAAACATGGTGAAGTGGTATAGTCCACTTCACCATGTTTTTTTTTATGAGGTAATTACAATGAAAATGAATCTCGCGGGCTTGGTGTCCCCGACAAAGGAAGTCCACGGCGTAACAGTTCGTGGTTTGAATTTTGCCGATTTATCTGCTCAATGGCAGTCAAACGGTACACGTTTGATGGAAGCTTTCGACGAAGTGATGGCTAAATCTAATGGCTCCGATGACCTGATGGATGTTGCTAACAGCATCATTAAATACGCCCCCGACTTAGCACGCGCGGCGTTCTTGTCAGCAATTAATGACAAGGGTGAGAAGCACATCGTTGGTGATGAAGAACTCACCGCTGGTGAAATCTGGGATAGCCGTATGGGTATCGGTAAACAGATGGATGTTGTCATTGCCATTATTGACCTGACCATGAACGAATCTGACAATTTAAAAAAAAGACTACTAGCAGCATTGGACAAACCAACCATCCAGAAAATGCTGGCGGAGAAGGCGATTTCGGAGAAGTAGACCCATATCACCCCTTCGAATCTTTTATGCTAAGCCTAAGGCGAGATGTGAGTATCTGTTTGGCAAACGGACACTCGCAGGCTCGCCTTTATTCGCTTATAATGTTGCGCAATGAAGCGGAAATAATTCGCGAACGCCGCCGTCAAGATTTTGTCTTGTATGGGACTTTGACGAAGATGATTTTTGATGCGTCGAACACCGACATCAAACAGGACGCGTTGAAAGAGTTAAACGTAGCATTGAAAGATATGCTGAATCACATAGGAACTGGACATTATGGCTGAAAATCGCTCAGTTGAATTAGAAATTCGCGCGCAGGATTACAGTGGGAAAACCATCAACGATGTGCGCAAAAACATCAAAGGTCTCAAAGAGGACCTGAATGAGCAGGCTAAGTCGGCTGCTAAAGGTAAAGCCGATTTCAAGGCTTATGAGAATAGCCTGAAGGGTCTGGCGTCGGCGGCGACCAAATTGACTGAGCTACAAACAATGCTCGGCAAGTTGTCAAAACTTGCCGACAACGTGGCATCGAGTGCCGACCGCGCCAAAGATGCCAGTAACGCATATGCTGATTTCGCTAATAAAATTGGTGCTCTTGGCGTGCCTACAAAAGCGCAGGCTGACAAATTAGCGCGCTTGGAAGCAGTGCAAATCAAAGCTGCTGAAGCTGCTAAGAAACAAGCAGATGCCTATGAGCGACAACGCCTTGAGGCTGAAGCACATGGCTTGGCAACGAACAACATTCAACGCGCACAGGAAGGTTTGACGAAGACCTATCAACGTACGCTGCAAACAATCATTGACATGCGTAATGCGCAGGCAGCGCTGCAACGCCAGAATGAGATAACTTCTCGCTCAGCCGACCGACGCAAAGAATTGCAAGAGCAGATTGCATTACAGCAGCAGGCATTGAAATTGGCGCAACAACAAGCGGCAGCAGAAGCAGCACGTCGCCGTAATGCACAAAGTCAGCGCAACCAGATAAACGCGCAACGAATCTCTATTGCACAGCAAATTGCAGACGCCAGAGCAGCGCAGCAGCAACCATCTGTCTCAGATACGATTGGTAAAGCACTCAATCCATCGCGCGACCATAAAAACGCGATGGCTGATATTACTACGTCTGTGCGAAACGCAAGCACCGTAATGCGTAAATCGGCGACTGATGTGAAAGCCTTGAGTGCCGCCATGGACAGGTTACGTATCGCTCAAGAGAAGCTGAAGTCCGTTGCGGGCAATATCGATTCATATCGCAAACAATCGGCAGAATTGGCAAAACTTCGCGCGGCGTATGAAGCAACACGAGCGGAACACTCGAAGTTGAATGCCAAAGTCGCTACTGGTAATGCAACCGCGCAGGAAATTGCTAAACTACGCCAACTGGTGTCCCAACTGAATCAATCAGGCGCTGCGTTCGCTCGCCAGAAAGTCGCTGTTGAACAAACGGCACGCATTCTGGGTGAGGCTGGTGTTAACGTTGATAAGCTCAGCAGGGCTGAGCAACGACTTGCTGCGAACGCCGCACGTACTGCCGCAGCGTCAAAATCACTGGACGCACAAATCAAGAATCTTTCAACATCAACAGGTTCTACTGCCGATGCTTTCGATAGATGGTTGAAGGGTAAGCAGGGCGTTCTTGTATTCTTGCAACAGGCACGCGGTAAGGTCTTAGCTCTCAGTGCTGCACTTGGTGGCTTGTACCTGGCTCTCGACAAGGTCGTTAAGGACGGTCAGGAAGGCGTCACGCTGAAAATTCGCGCCGAAGTATTGGCCGACAATTGGGATACGACTGCGGATGAATTGGAGAAATACTTCCGCGATACCGCTGAACGTATGGGTTTGGAACTGAGTACGATTATTCAAGACTCAGCCAAACTGTTCGTTGCGGGTAAAGAGGCTAAACTCGATTCCAATACCGTGAAATACATCTTCGAGCAATTCTCAGGCTTCGGTCAACTGATGGGTGCTGATTCCGAAACTCAGTCGGGCATCTACAAGGCACTGGAACAGATGTTGTCTAAAACAACGGTTCAAGCCGAGGAATTGAAGGGTCAATTGGCAGACCGCCTGCCTGCTGCGACGAATCTGTTTGCTAAAGCACTGGGCGTAACCAATGCTGAACTGATGACCATGATGAAAGATGGCAAGGTTCTTGCTGCCGACGTATTGCCTAAAGTAGCCGCGTTGATTGAGGAAACATATGGTTCGAACATCGAGAAAACTCAAAAATCTCTCGTTGCAGAACAGTCACGCCTGAACAACGCATTCAAAGACTGGATGCGTATTATTGCTGACGCGGGTGTGATGGATAACTTCACCACCTTATTGCGCGAGATTCGTGACTTCTTCCGTTCTGATGACGCGAAACAATGGGCGCAAACAATTGCGACGGCGTTGAATGCGGCCATTAACGGTTTGCGCTGGGCAGTGAAACATGCCAATGAATTGGTAATAGCTTTCGGAGCATTGCTTGCAATCGGTGCGGCTCAAATGTTCGTTTCCTTGGCGGCGACAATGCGTAACTTCGGCATAGGTTTGAAGTCTGCTGGTGCAGTAATCACCAAATTTGCCGTTAAGATGGGTTTGATTGCGAAAGTTGCTCCGTCAGTTAGCGCTGGTTTGGGTGGTGCTGCTGCGGCGGGAACCAAACTCCGCGGCCTCATATCAATAATGATCAGAATCGCGGGGGTGATTAGGATGGCCGT